CCTGGGATGACTGGCATTTGATTCCCGCCACTCGCCCGCTGTTCAACCCGCCGACGGTAAAGGAAAACATGGTGAACATTCCCGGGGGAGACGGCGTGCTCGATCTGACCGCCTCTCTCGCCGGGAGGCCCACCTACAATAACCGAACCGGTTCATGGACTTTCTATGTGCAGAACGGGTTCAAGGATTGGTCCACGCTGTACAGTGAAATCATGGTTTACCTTCACGGGCAGACTTTCAAGGCGATTCTGGAGGACGATCCTGCGTATTTTTACGAAGGGCGGTTTTCCGTCAATCAGTGGAAATCCGATAAGGATTACTCTCAGATCGTGATTAACTACAACGTCGGGCCTTATAAGAAGGAGATCAACAATACCGGCTCGGACTGGCTTTGGGATCCATTTAACTTCGAAACCGGCATTATCCGAAACTACAAGAATCTCTCCGTGCTGACCTCGCTCACGGTCGTCGTTGAGGGCGATATGATGGATTCCATTCCGGTCATCATCGCCTCGACCTCCGGAATGCAGGTGACGTATGAGGGCAAGACGTACAGCCTGAGCAAGGGTGCAAATACGATTCCACAAATTGTGCTGCACAGCGGAGAGAACACGCTGGTATTCACCGGTCAGGGTACGATCACAATCGAGAATACTGGAGGGCGACTGTAAATGTTTTATATTTATGCGGATGGCAAATCCATCTTTCAGCCGATGGATAACAGTCTATCCTTGTTCACACCCAAGCTGACGCTTGAAATGGGCAAGGCAGGTGCGCTTTCCTTCCAGATTCCGCCCAGTAACCGCTACTACAATGCCCTTCCCCAGTTGACCACGATGATTACCGTAGAGATGGACGATGTGGAGATTTTCCGTGGGCGCGTGCTGACAAACAACCGCAATTTCAACAATGTGCGCACGGTCTACTGCGAGGGCGATCTCGCCTATCTGGTGGACACGGTGCAAAAGGCGGAGCGGTATAACGGCAAGACTCACGATCTTTTCCGAAAGATTATCGAGGCGCACAACAAACGCGCAGGCGCGGATAAGCAGTTCCTTGTGGGCGACATCACCATCGAAAACAGGGACGTGGTGCTCTCCGGTAAGTCCGACGAGGTGCAGGACGAAGAGACCGGTAAGTTCGATTACAAGCAGATCGCCATCAATTCCATTGCGGATGAGTGGCAGAACAGCTTCGATTTCATTCAGAACTGCCTGATCGACTACACCGGCGGCTATCTGCGCACACGCCGTCAAAATGGAAAAACCTACATCGATCTGCTGCTGGATTATGGAAACACTGCCACGCAGGACATCGAATTCGGCAAAAATATGCTGGATCTAACGGAAGAGGTATCTGCCGAGGATGTGTTCACGGTGCTGATTCCGCTTGGCGACGAAAACCTGACCATCGAATCCGTGAACAACGGTAGCGACGAGTTGGTGGATGCAACGGCCGTGAAGCGTTACGGGCGCATTGTCAAGACGCATGTGTTCGACAGCGTGAATACGCCGGAAACGCTGCTGGAAAACGGCAGGCGCTTTCTGGCCAGCAATGTGAATGTTCCGGTCACGCTGACGGTGAAGGCCGTGGATATGCATCTGGTGGACCCCAATGCCAGCCCGATCTATGTTGGTGATAAGGTGCATTTGATTTCTGCGGCGCATGGCATGGCTGACGAGCTGGTCTGCACCAAGATCGAATACGATCTGGAGAACCCGGCTAACAACACCTACACCTTCGGCACGCCAAAACAGAGCCTGACCGAGCGATACCGCAAGGATAAGGCGAAGCAGGACGCCGAACAGACCCGTGGAGGCGGCGGAGGCGGCGGTGGCGCGGGAGAAGCCGCCAGCGAAGAGGCAAAGAAACAACTCGATGAGTTCTTCGATGCCTGGATCAATGTCAATCCGGAAGCCGCTCATATCGACCTTGGGACGCTCTATAAGAAGTTCAATGACGCAAAAGAGATACTTGAGTCATCGTGCGGCATTTCTCTGGACGCTCCGACCGGGAACATCAACATCAAGACTCTGCGTAAAGAGTTTGATGATATGGATCAGGTTCAGAAGGAACAGGCCGCCTATATCGATTTGCTAAACAATGAACTTGGCGCTCGTATTTCCCTGGTCGCCTCGCAGCATCAGGAATTGGCCAATCTGGAGGCCGGTCACTATGCAGAAATGACCGTTTCGGCGAACGATCAGGAATCCAAAATCGCGGCCAATACGGAAAGCATTCGGAATCTGGATGGCCAGATAATGGAATCCCGGACGAGCATCACGCAGCTGTCCAATGATCTACAGGCGCAGATCGCGCTGGAAGCGGAGCATAAGAGGACGCTGGACAGCCAGATCAGCACCACAAAAACCAGCATCCAGCAGGTAACTGATGATCTGAAGGCGCAGATTGCGCTGGAAGCATCCCATAACAGCGACCATGGGACGAAGATCGCGGCCCTTGAAGTGCGGGCGAGCAATACTGAATCCGCCATTACGGCGAAGGCCGATAAGGCGACGCTGAATTCCAAGGTCGCCACGATCAATTCCAATATCACCACCATCAATGGCGATATTACGAATATCAACACGGAAATCACCAACATCAAGACACTGATTGCAAATGAGATCAGTGCTATCAAGACTGATACCGTGTGGCTTGATTCGTCCATCGCCAAGATCACCCAACTTCGGGCTGCGAGCATTCAAGTCGCCAGTTCGCTTTTTCTGCGTGGAAAAATGGTGGCGACTGAAGAATATGTCAATCAAAAATGTTCAGGCTTTGCCACGCAGGCCTGGGTGGAAGCTAAAGGATACCTTACCAGTATTCCATCCTCCTTGACCGTGGACTCCTTGAAAGCCACAAGCAGCATGTCCATCGGCGTTGAAAAGGTGGCGACCCAGTATTGGTGCCTCGTTACGAAAAAGTACGCCACACAGGACTGGGTGAAAGAGCAGCTGGCCAATTACGCGCTGGCTTCGCATTCTCACGCTTGGAGCTCCATTACAGGTAAGCCGTCTACCTTCACGCCTTCTTCCCACCGGCACAGCTTTTCTGGCTCGACCAGCATTTCCACCGGCCATACCCACGATGTGAAAGTAGGTAGTAAACGATATACTTCCCTTGGCGCATCCAGGTACAAGTTCGATATCAAGATTTCCGGCAACACCGGCTACAACTAAGGAGGATTCGTTCAATGCAGACTTTGTATGAATTCGGCATGGAAGTGACCAGAGTTCGTGAGGCGATTGATTCCATTGAGGTTCGCGGCCATGAGAACGCTTCCTTGGTGGAGTACGCCTTCAATAAGTGCAATGACATCATTGCCGCCATTAACAGCGTGGTTCAGCAGCAGAATCAAAATGGAGAGGAAGGCGCACGTGATCTGGCAGAGGAGGGCGACATGAATGGCGAGCAGGATTCAGCAGCTACTGAATAACATCAATAATGCTGTTTACGGAGAAGAGGTTCGCAGTTCCATTCACGACGCTATCAAAGAATGCTATGACGACGTAACGGTCGCCAAAACAAAGGCCGATTCCGCCGCCGCAAACGCTAATCAGGAGGCTACTCAATCCGAAGCCCAGACGAATCTGGCCAAAACGGCGACGGCTAATGCCAACAGCGCCGCTACGGCTGCGAATAATGCGGCCAGCGCTGCCAACGCAGCCGCTTCTTCTGCTAATGACGCTGCGGATCGGGTTGATGAAGCCGTTCTTTCTGCCAATCAGGCAGCTTCAAACGCTAATGCTAAGGCAAAAAGCGCTTCCGATGCGGCTGACGCAGCGAACGCAGCCAAAACGGCGGCGGATGCTGCCGCAACGAGTGCTTCTTCCGCTGCCCAGATGGCGACGACGGCCGCCAATACGGCGGATGAGAAAGCCACTCTTGCCGGGCAGAAAGCGGCAGCAGCGCAGACAGCGACAGAGAACGCTAACACAGCGAAGGATGCTGCTGACAATGCCGCATCAGCTGCGAATACCGCCGCTGCGTCCGCAATCTCTGCGGCTTCAAATGCCAACGAGAAGGCCTCACTTGCAGAAGAAAAGGCTAATCTTGCCGACACGAAAGCGACCGCAGCCAATCAGGCGGCGACAGCGGCTTCCTCGGCTGCCGATAGCGCGACCGCCGCCGCACAGGCGGCAAATGCGGCCGATACGAAGGCAACCGCTGCTGCGGACAGCGCCAACAGTGCCGCTACCGCTGCGAACGAAGCAGCAGAAGCGGCTAACTCAGCTGCTGATACCGCCACTGAAAAAGCTTCCGCTGCCAATACAGCGGCAACGAATGCCGATGAAAAGGCTGCGAATGCACAGGCTGTAATCAATGACGTGAATACCGCCGTGAAAAACTGCGATGCCGCTACAGCCAACGCAAACCAAAAGGCGTTAGCTGCGGAGAATGCTGCGGCACTGTGCGAAGCAGCGACGAACTCTGCAAACGATTCCGCAGTAAACGCCACCTCAGCCGCTCTTGAGGCTAATCAATCAAAAAACGCCTGTAATACCGCCACCTATGAGGCCAACAACGCAAAGCTTGCCTGCGATGAGGCGGTTGCCGGCCTTCCAAGCGTTTTGCAGGAGATGTTTGAAGCGCTGGGGCTATCTCTTGTGGAGGGCAAGCTCTGCACAAAGGTGGTGAGAGCGGATGGCTAATATTTCGACGCTTCTCGGACAGATCCTCAAGGCCGTATATGGAAAAGATGTGCGGCAATCTATCCATGACGCCATCTCCCAGTGCTACGATGATGTGATCAGCGGAAAAACGCTTGCGGATAAAGCAGCTGCCAATGCGAACACCGCCGCAGAGCAGGCAAGGGCCAGCGCGGACGACGCCATTGAAAACATGACCACACAGACCAACGCTGCCATCGCCAACTGCAACAGCGCGTCCACCGCCGCCAATAACGCCGCTTCCAACGCCTCTGCAAAAGCGACCGCTGCGAATAATGCGGCGATTACCGCGAACGACGCGGCGGCAGCGCTGCCCGGACAGCTGCAAAGCACGCTGGATAGCCTTGGGTTATCCGTTCAGAATGGAAAGCTCTGTGTCCGCGTGGAACGATCCTGATAAAAAAGGAGGAAACGATAGATGATTACAGTTCCCGAGCATCCGCTTCACTTTGTTGGCCGTCAGCAGACCAGCGGTGAAGTGGATTATGTACAGGATGGAAGGCTCCATCAAGGCGCAAACGCTCCCTCCGTTTTGGTGGGATCGGAAAATGACCTTTCCCTGCTCAACGAGCACTATCACCCAGGAACCATCGCTTATACTGCCGGTTTCAAGAAAATGTGGCAGCTGGGCGTAGACGGCTCTTGGGTTTCTTTGACGTAAGGAGGAGTGAACCGATGGATGCAGCAACTCTTGGCGCAGCTATCGCCATTGCGAAATCGATTCCGAACACCGCCGTGGGCGACGCGACCGCCGCAGCCAACCGCGCCGAGGCGGCTGCCCAATCCGTGGAGGATTCCGCGGCGCAGATCGCTCTGTTTCAGGCGCTGGGCCTCACGCTCCAGGACGGAAAAATTTGCGTGAAAGTTGAAAAGGAGTGATACCGATATGAGTACCATCACCAATGATCCCATCATGCTCAACGAAACGGGCATGTTGATCAAAGATGCGCTGGATCGTCAAAATGGTTATCTGGCCATGCTGGCGGAAGGAAAGCGCAGCGAAATCTACAGCTCCATGGCACAGATTGCCCATCTGGTGCGCACCAGCAGCCTGGAGGAGCTGCCCCGGCTGTTCCCGATCGGCGATCAGCTCATCGTGCCGTGGAAGGACATGGACGACAGCGCCCATAACACGGACGAAACCGCCTATCAGGTGGCATGGAACATTGTAAACTACGGCATGGTGACGCTGAAGGATGGAAGCGAGGTGCCGGGTCTGTGGCTCCAGATGCATCTATGCTCCGCCTACGGCGTGCAGTTCAGTCGTCAGCAGGCGTTCATGAATTGTCCGGACGGTCTGGCTGCGGGAACTTACTACGTTACCTTCGGCGCGAAGTGGGGCAGCAAGGGCGCGGACGCAGGCACAACCTGGCAGTTCACCCTGACGCAGGCTGTGCCAGCAGGCGGTCGTCTGAGCGGTTTTGAGAGCCTGCCGGATGTGGCGACCACCGCGTTCAAGGTAAAGAGCTGGGCGACGCCCGATGCGGCCAACCCCATTGAGACGGTTGACGTGACTTCTGGCAGCGATGGAACCAGTCTCGGCACAATGCAGCTTGCCTCTGTTGGCGATGACGGACTGAACTCCATGCAATGCGTGGGCTACGGCCATAACCGCTGGGGTACCTCGGCAATTCGCCAGTACCTGAACGCCGCTGACAACAATTGGTGGACGAGCCAGGAGGATTTCGACATTCGCCCGGATCAGTATACCAAGAAAGGCTTTATGTCCGGCTTCTCGGACGATTTCCTTGCCGCCATCAAGCCAGTCAAGGTGACCACCGCGCTGAATACTGTGGAAGGTCTCTCCGCAACCACGGAGGACACCTACGATACGTTCTTCCTGCCATCGCTTGAGCAGATGAACGCTAATCCGCAACTGGCGAACGTGGAAGGCAGCTACTGGCCGTATTGGCGTAAGCGCCTCGGCGTGACCGGTCCCGTCGGCTGGTACGATTCCAATAAGTTCGAGGGCTTCAAGATTCCGGCGCTGAACGCCAATTCTCCGCAGTACGTGCGTTTGCGGAGTTCTAGTCGTGGCGGTGCGCTTTATGCGTGGATTGTGTATTCCGCGGGCTGTGTCACCACCAGCTCCGCCAGCTACGCGTTTCGTTTCTCCCCGGCTTGTGTCATCTGCTAATCGCTCCCCATCCGGGCGGAACGCCCGCCTGAAAGGCTCCGCCCGGAAATTATAAGGAGCAAACATGGTTTGCGACGCACTAAAAATCAGTGATTAAAAAGCAAGAAAGCGCGCGCCAGCGAAGTGCAGAGCGTGCGTGCAATAGAAGGAGGAAAAAGCCATGGAATATGTGAAGAACACTATGAATCTCGCTGAAAAGCAGGCGCTGGAAGTTGCCAGAATGGAAACGGAAGCGCTGAAAAAGACGGCGAACATCGCCTTTGTGGTTATGGCCGAAAAGGGCGATATCGACGATACCACAGCCATGGAAAACATCGACGTGTTTGCGCCCTGGCAGAGCGGCGTCGCTTATAAGCAGGGCGACCTGCGCACTTATGGTGAAGGCGAGCAGCGGAAGCTCTATCGCTGCGTGCAGGCGCACACGTCGCAGGACGATTGGACGCCGCCTGCTGCTGCGTCTCTCTGGGCGCCGACCGCCGATCCGGCGGAAGAGTGGCCCGCATGGTCTCAGCCTATCGGCGCTCATGACGCTTACGAAAAGGGCGCAAAGTGCAGCCATAACGGCAAGCATTGGGTGTCCGACGTGGATAATAACGTGTGGGAGCCCGGAGCCTATGGCTGGACGGAGGCAGAGGACTAATGTCCGTACCCGTCGGTGAAAGAGAGGAAGGAAAGTTTTCGTTGCTGATTAAGGCGGAGAGCCTGGCTCGATATACCATCGAGATTACGGCAAACGAAAAGGTCTTCCTTCCCGAATACAGGAAACAGGTAACGGATGACATCGTCGAGACGGCAAAGAACATCTATCTGGGGATCCGTGAAGCGAATGATGTGAACGTCCGGGTTGGAACACCGTTTCAGCTGGGCGATTACCGTGAACGGAACAATCTGCAAAGACAGGCGCTGCGTAACTGCAAGCGCCTTCTTTATTTGATTGATCTGGCGCATCGCATTTTCCATCTGAGCTCCCGCCGCGTGGCGTACTGGGGGCAGATGGTGGTAAACGTGAAAAACCGTGTATGCGGCTGGATCGATGACGACACCAATCGCTTCATGCTCAGGTGACATACTACTCTATTGATATACTGGCTGTAGGCTGAGCGCAGAACGTGCGTTTGCGGAGTGCTAATCGTGGCAATGCGAATAATACGTGGAATGTGAATTCCGCGGGCTATGTCAACAACAACAACGCCAGCAACGCGAATCGTTTCTCCCCGGATTGTGCTCTTTAGAAAATCACAGGGCTGAGCCGCAGGCTTGGCGCATTTTCAATCTGACACAAGGAGCCGAGTGACCAGGCGTGAAGAACACGCGAAACAATACGAAGGGGATGGCCGCATCGCCTGAGGGCGATGATCGGTCTAAGCACCCCGGAGATTTTCAAAAAGTTGCAGGCTATGAAGCGCTGCACGAATCAATGATGAAATGCGTCAAGGGCGTCCTATGGAAAGACACCCCGGCGCATTATTTTCTCAATAACATCGAGGAGAACCTGATTCTTGCACGGCAGCTTCAAAATGGAAAATACAAGCAGAAAAAGACCCGAAAATTCAAGGTTTACTACCCCAAGGAGCGCGACATCGTGAGCGTTCATTTCCGGGATCGCGTTTTCCAAAGAAGCCTGAACGATAATATACTCTACCCTAAAATCAGCCGCAGCTTCATCTACGACAACATGGCCTGCCAGAAAGGGAAAGGACCGGATAAGGCGCGGGAGAGGCTGAAGAACTTTCTGCAAAGGTTTTACAGAAAGCACGGCGCGGCGGGATATGTGCTGAAATGCGACATCAAAGGTTATTACCCGAACATGTCCCACAAGGTGGTAAAGGACTGCTTCAAGAAGGTGATCGACGGCTGGACTTACCAGCAGGCCTGTTGCGTTTTGGACAACCAGTATGATCGTGAGATCGGCTACAATCCGGGAAGCCAGATGATTCAGATTGCCGGAATCGGCATCCTGAACGCGCTCGACCATTTCATCAAGGAAGAGCTGCACATCGAGTTTTACATCCGGTACATGGACGATTTCATCCTGATTCATGAGGATGCAGAGTATCTGCTTGAATGCAAGGCACGCATTGCGCAAAGGCTTCGAGCCCTCGAATGCCAGTTCAACACCAAGAAAACCGGCATTATCCCCCTATCCGACGGAATTCTGTTTCTGGGCTTTCACTACCGGTTGACAGAGACCGGCAAGGTGGTTATGACCCTGAATTCCGCCAACATCAAGCATGAGCGCAGGAAAATGGCTAAGCTGGCCGCCCTTGAGCGTAAGGGCGAGCGAAGCACCGAAAAGGTGGATGAATGCTATAACTCCTGGAAGAATCATGCGAGCAAGGGCGACAGCTACAAGCTGCTGCAAAGAACAGACAAATATGTAAAGGAACTGCGGAAGGAGGAATCCAAATGAGCTATGACTATAAACGGGTCATTCAGGTGGCTGAGAACGAGATCGGCTATCTGGAGAAGAACGACAAGTCGAGCCTGGATGATAAGACCGCGAACGCCGGCAACAAGAACTACACCAAGTATGCGCGAGACCTCGACGCGCTTGGGTTCTACAACGGTCGGAAGAACGGCTACGCCTGGTGTGATGTGTTTGTGGACTGGTGCTTTGTGCAGGCCTATGGGCTAAGCGCGGCGCTGAAGCTGACCAATCAGCCGATGGGTAAGAGCAACTGCGGCGCTGGATGCAAATACAGCCGCCAGTATTACCAGAAGAAAGGGCGCTTGTTCGATGCGCCGCAGCCGGGCGATCAGATCTTTTTCTGGCCCAAGGACGCTATCGGCGGCCCCGCCGTGCAGCATACGGGACTGGTATACGCCGTGGACGGCAGCTACGTTTACACCATCGAGGGCAACACCTCCGGCGCAAACGGCGTGATCGCCAACGGTGGCGGCGTATGCAAAAAGAAGTACCGCCTGACCTATAATCGCCTTGCCGGTTACGGACGGCCGGACTGGGGGACGGAGGTCGAAACCCAGCCTGTTACGCCCGTGCAGCCTGAGCCTACGATTCCCAACGGAAAGGTAATTACCATCACGGCGAACTCGGTGAACATGCGCGTGGGCGATTCTACCAAGTATGCCAGCCTGGGACATCTGAAAAAGGGCGAAGTGCTGGAATGGGTGGCTGACGCGCCCAACGGCTGGCACGCCGGGCGGCATGGGAAGCAGATCGTCTGGGTATCCAACAAATACTCCGCCGTTTCCGGCGGCTAAGCAGAAAGGCGAGAAGTATGGATTCATGGATTCAGATGGTCCTCACCATCGTCTGCGCGGTCATTGCGTCCTCCGGTTTCTGGGCGTATATTTCCAAGCGCTACGAAAAGAAGGACGTCAAGACGCGGATGCTCGTAGGGCTTGCCCATGACCGGATTTTGTTTCTGGGGATGCACTACGTTGATCGGGGGTATATCACCAGTGATGAATATGAAAACCTCTACGAGTATTTATATCAACCTTATGAAAAGATGGGCGGAAACGGCTCCGCTAAACGTATAATGCAGGAAGTAAACAAGCTGCCAATTCATTCGCAGTAAAGTGAAAAAAGGAGGAGCAACCATGCTCAAAGCAATGCTTAGCCAGCCAATGGGCGGCAAGACTCAGGAAGAAATCGTGGAAGCCCGTGAACGCGCAATTCATGCACTTCAGGAACGGGGCTACGAGATCGTCAACACGCTGTTTACGGATGAGTGGTACGGCAAAGAAGCCATGGAAGCGCGCGGCGTTGTGCAGATTCCGCTGTGCTTCCTGGCAAAGTCTCTGGAAAACATGAGCCTTTGCCATGCCGCTTATTTCTGTAAGGGCTGGGAGCAGGCCCGCGGTTGCCGCATCGAGCACGAAGCCGCCAAGGCCTACGGCCTGGAAATCATTTACGAAGAGTAAGGAGGAAGCGAGTATGTTGAGTAACAAGACCTACGACGTTCTCAAGTGGATCGCGCTGTATCTGCTGCCCGCGTTGGGCACGCTTTACTTCGCGCTGGCGGGGATCTGGAATTTCCCATATGGCGAAGAAGTGGTCGGCACGATCACTGCCGTCGATACCTTCCTTGGCGTCCTGCTTGGCATCAGCACCGCGCAGTACAAGAAAGAAAATGCCCCGCTGGATGAGGATTGATATGAATTGACCTCTTGGGAAAGCGCTCGTCTACGCGGCGGGCGCTTTCTCTTTTGGTTTTTGAAAAAAGGAGGAAAATCTGTGGATGTTCAGGTTCCAATTCATCAGAAATACGTTCTCTCGATAGACGAAGCAGCCTCATATTTTCACATCGGCGTGAACCGATTGCGCAAACTTGTCTCGGAACATAAAAACGCCGATTGGGTGCTCTGGAACCAGACCCATGCGCTGATTAAGCGCGCACGGTTTGAGAAGTTCATTGATTCTGTTAATGCGTTATAAGAAAATCTCGCCACGGGTGTTGAGAATTCAGATAAACTATGGTATACTATGTTTGTCAGAGAGTATCTTGGCAACGTGGCGGCTCGGGATAAGGAGGCGTCCATGTCAACCAAGAGAAAAGACACAAAAGGCCGGATTCTCAGAGACGGAGAGATCCAGAAGGCCGATGGAAGGTATGAATTTCGTTATTACGATGTGAAAGGCGAAAGAAGAAGCATTTATTCATGGCGGCTTACCACGACTGATCCAATTCCGGAAGGTAAACGCGAATGCCTCAGCCTCAGAGAAATGGAGCGGGATATTCTTCGGGATGTCCAAGACGGTCTGCTGACGCAGCAAAAGGTTGCACTGAATACCCGGTGGGATGATTACATCGCCAACAAACCGGAGCTGAAGCAGTCCACGCGCACAAATTATCGTTACATGTACGACAAGTATGTGCGGGAAGAGATTGGGCATCTTGAGGTAACGGCCATCAACTACAGCACTATGAAGAAGTTCTTCAATCACCTGCTGCATGATTGCGGATTCAAACCAAACAGTGTGGAGATAGTTCACACCATTTTGCATCCCGTGTTCACCATTGCCATGCGGGATGGATTGATTCGGATGAATCCAACGGATGGCATTATGGCCGATCTCAAGCGGTCTAATGACTGGGAAAAGCCAAAGCGCCATGCGCTGACGGAAGAACAGCAGCGAGCCTTTATGGCTTATGTGGAAACCAGCGATATGTATCGTCATTGGAACCCGCTGTTTGCGTGTCTTCTTGGAACGGGGTGCCGAATTGGAGAAATGTTGGGACTCAGATGGGAGGATGTGCTCTGGAAGGAGAACATCATTTCCATCAATCACAATCTGATCTATCGTCTACAGGATAACGGTAAGGTGGAATTCCACATCACCACACCGAAGACCCGCAAAGGTATCCGGGTAATCCCGATGTTCCAGAATGTTCGCCGCGAACTTCAAAATGAGTATTTGCGGCAGCAGGAAGATGGATTTTGTCAGGATGTCGTAGATGGCTACTGCGGATTCATTTGGCAGAATCGTTTTGGAAACGTGCTCAGTCCTCATTGTGTGAATCGTGCCATCGCCAGAATCGTTGATGATTACAATCAATGCGAACGGCGAATAGCTCTGGTTGAGAATCGCGATGCGGTCATTCTTCCTCATTTCAGCGTACATCAGTTGCGTCACACATTCTGCACACGTCTCTGTGAACGTGAACGCGACTTGAAGCTGATTCAGGAGATCATGGGACATGCGGATATTTCCACGACGATGGATGTGTATAATGAATCCAACACCGACAGGAAGAAGGCCAGCTTCGCCCGTCTGGAAGCGATTACGGACCTCTTCTGAGTTTTACCACAGAATTTACCACAAACGCCCATTGGATTATAAAGGCTTATGTGGCATTACGTGCAAAGGGATGACTGATGTTTCGTGAATAATGCACAAAATTTGGCTGATTTTGGAGCGGAGAGTCTAATCCCGACCATGAAACCGCTTGATTCTGACAAGAAGGCGGCGGATGCTGCGCAGAACGCGCCCGAAGCTGCCGCGCCTGCGGAAGAAGTCAAGGCGGAAGTCACGCCTGAACCGATTGACTTCTCGAACGTGCAAATTGAGCCGCTGTTCACCGACTATGTGGATTTCGACACGTTCTCCAAGTCCGATTTCCGCGCCGTGAAGGTCAAGGAATGCGAAGCGGTGAAGAAGTCCAAGAAGCTCTTAAAGTTCGTTTTGGACGACGGAACTGGCGAAGATCGCGTGATTTTAAGCGGTATTCACGAGTATTATGAGCCGGAAGAGCTGTTGGGCAAAACCTGCATCGCCATCACCAA